AGCCTATCTACCTGCTCTGCAATCCAGTCGGGATTATTAGTTATATCCCGTGAGGAGCGCATGGCGGTAGGTTGTCCCAGTGGCATCAGTGATAGCGTGAATTGGAATACGCTTATTAAGCAGTTTACCACGCAAGCGGCGTGGGATTGCTACAGGCTTCTTGCCGCCAATTCCCACAATCTCACAATACACCCAATTAGGATTCTTGGCATTAGATAACACCATGCCTATAAATTGATTTGGCACAGCCAGCGGGATTTCAATGGCTAGACGAATCTTGGCAATGCCAGCCTCGTTGAACCATGTATTCTTACCAACACCCTTGTAATCTGTGGCGTCGAGCTTATTGGTCTTCAATAGCATCAACTCATTAACAGATACATTTAATTCAGTAGCCAAGTCTGTAATACGAATAGCACTCATTTAATAGCCTCCTTTAATTTTTTGAACATCATACTTATTTTCCTTAACAAATTGGATACCGTCAATGGCTGCATACCTCGCGCAGTCGACGGGGTCTTTGTGAGCTTCGTCTGGGCCACCTTCAGCCGTGTATTCTTGGAACGCTTGGATAATGTTTTGACAACGGTTGGAGACATAAAGGTGTGGGCGATTAACGCCGTCGATAGGCATCTTACGGTTATAGGCCATTTTGCTTTGAAGGGCTTGGATACCGTCCTCAATGTCAAGTCCGGGCGCAGGCACAAAGGTAAGGCCAGCCATAGACAAGTCCTCGATGATAGACGAAGCCCCATCCTGCCCCTGATACTTGGCCGCACCTAAACGTGGGTCAATCAGCCGCTCAAAGATGTTTTCCTTACCATCTGATTCTAAAGTAGTTATAAGGTTTACATAGTCCTTAATACCATAGCCTAGCCCCTTGCTGCCTTCGCCTCCTATCCACTTGCCACCGTGCCACTTAGCCCAATCTCCCACAGCAACGTCAGGCCACTCCCGATAGATGTAATACGTCTCTGTTTCGTCTACGGCTATCCAGCACATAAACCAATTCTTTCGGCCAGCGGGGTCTAGCACCATGTATCTAGTGACGTTTGTTCTAGGAATTTTTTCGTGGGCAATGACATTTACATCCGTACTAAAATTAGGAAACTGACAGCTAAAGCTCTTAGTAGGAATACCATACGCACGGCATAAGATTTCTTCCTCTGGCCTATTAGCTAAGTCTTTGGCAATACGGTCATAGCCGCCAAAGGGATTGTCCTTGGTATGGAAGTAGATGACGGCGGCATTACGATTCTTGGAATGTTGAATAGTGCTAACCATCCGTCCACCAAGGAGTTCCGCTGGCTTGCTCTCTACCGTTGTGGCCCCACCAATGTAATCGCGCACTACCTCCGTATATCCATCAATCGGCGTAAACGTCACAATCATTTTAGCATTGCGGGTAGCCAAACGAAACCTAAGCGTGTTAAGTAGGTCTGGCCCAATGAGATACTCGTCGCACCATGCCCCAATATTAACTACCTTAGCATCCCTACACCCCAGCTCCGCACCTTCCAAGATAGTGTCGTTGTTCAAATACTGGGCATATGTCTTAAAAATTATTTGGGAAAGACTGTTAGGCAGAATCAGGCTCCCTTTGCTGAAGCCGTTCTTTCTGGTGTAGCTGACATTCTCCTCTGCCCCCAGCATCTTCTTCCTATATTCTTCTGGCAGAGCATCATAGATGGCACTCTGCTGTTGACGGATGGATACGTCTGCGTTCTGGCTGAAGCACATGATGACGCTGCCGTGATTCTCAATCGCCGCCTGCACCACAGCCCTAGCCGCATAACTTGTTTTACCAGAACGATTACCGCCGCTAATTAGTATCTCTGTGAACTTGGCAAGCTGTTGGTCAGCCTGTTTCCAATGAGGCAGGACAAAGCCATACCGATAGCTGTCCCGCTCGCTGTTAGCAATAGAGGAATGATATATCTCCCACAGCTCCAGCAACTTGCTAGGCTCCATCTGTCCAAGCTCCGCATCTGTTGGCGGCTGAAGGACAGCGTGTTTCTTCCAAACAAGACTCATGCGGCGTTATCCGGCGGCAACACAAAGCTCTCCACAGGAATAGCATCCTTAACCAACGAAGCCCTAGCAGCATTGATTGCGGCAATAGCATCTTCTAGGGAAGGCTTACCAGACCTATGTTCCACTACCACCTTGGCCTCGCCCAAGCTCTGTAACGCTTTATCCATTGCAATACCATACGGCAGCACTAGGTCACGGATGTTCACCTTCTTCATAGCCTCCTCATCATTCGCTAACATCTCAGCCTTCTGAGCAATAAGCAGCCGCATCTTCTCCGCTATCTCAAACCCATCTGCCGCAAGCTGTTGTCTACGAACGTCCATAGCCACTTCATTGCGCGCCTTCAAACTACTAATGGCATTAAAGGACAATCCCGTCTCTTTGCGTATCTCCTCAAACGTCCACCCCTGACATAGCCTCTCTAACGCCAACACAGCCTCTTTAGGGCGTTTTGATTCTGTAAGCGCACCATTACCCCCATGTGCCGCCACACTCGCCGCTATTACAGGTAGAACGTATTCCTTATCCATTGCCTAACCCTATCCCCATCAAACATCTATGTCAAGCCTTTTGCGGCACCCATACCACCTATAAGGAGTGTTCTATGTTTATACCCTAAGAGTAGTACTATAGTACTATCCTCCTATCTAGTCATCTGTTTCCTAGCCCCACGAAGTTGATGTGTCTCACAGGCAGGCAGGCAGGAGTGCCGAAGGACACATATTGCAATTTTTTTTAAGGGGCAGTGGATGAATCCCAATCACCTCCGTCCGCCGACTAGCCAACCCCCTCCCCCCCTGTGGTATTGCAATGTCTTGGCAATAGGTAATCAGCTATTGCTGACACTCTGTCTCAATAGTCTAACGCAAACAGCTTGCGGCAAGTCTAATTAGAATCATTCTAAATAGGAAAACCGATACCTAGGTATAGGCAAATAACAAATCGCCTAGAATTGGCTGCAATCGGTGGCTAATAGCTTATGCAACTCTTTAACTTTAGGGGCGGGCGTGAGTTTGCAGCTAGGGGGGCAAAGGGGTTCCCGTAGCTTGCCCTAACCATTGCCCTGACTACTGACCACCACTTGCGCGGCCCAGGGGCCGCTAGCTTGCTCCCAGTAGCTTGTGTCTTGGGATAGGCTTTTCTCTCTCCCTTGGTTTGGATGCCGCCGAAAAAATTTTCACTCTTTGTTAAAATAGTTATTGCAATCTGTAATTAGTGGCCCCATATTCTACACATCGAAGGGAATTCCCCTGAGAGAAACAAATAAAAACCATCCCATGAATATCATTCAATTCGTTTTCCCAAAACAAAGCTACGCCAAAGAATTGGCGGGCGTGCGCTCTTATCGTTTTCACTATCACGTTGCAACCCTCGGTCATAATCCCACATGGTCACAGATGCGCGACTTTTGGCAGATGTCCGATATGTGGGCGCGGTCATATCTTTCCAACCATTAAAATTCAACCAACATAAAAACATGACAAAGCAAAATGAAATGGAAATTCTCGCGGCAACCGTTGCCGCCCTTGGCAGAGATTCTTACTCTGCAACTTGGCTGGCGGACCAGCTTCCCGCAATTAAGCACGCTATTGATTCAGATTATCCGCCTGAGGTTCGCGCAATGGGATTTGCTGAATCTCTTTCCGCATCTCTTAAGATGCGCGAAGACGCAAAAGCAGATGCGGAAAAGATTATTGCCAACGCTAAGGCGGAAGCTAATGCAATAATCGATAGAGCGGTACAAGGCTCGTGGGATATTAAGAATCGCGCCCTTAGGCAAATGACCGCATTCTGCAACCAATAGGCAACCAAAGCCCGCCACAAGCCCGCTCCCTTTAGCTAGGGGCGGGCTTTCCCGGTGCAACAGTAACCATCAAATAAATAAATCCAATGTATCAGACCATTAATCAGTCAAATTTCGTTTCGGCGTTCAAACAAAGTGAGCGCAAGAATCAGTTCAGCTATGCGGCCTTGTGTGCTATTTTTGACCATATAACAGAGATTGAAGAATCAGACGGTAACGATATCGAATTTGACCTTGTGTCCATTTGCTGCGACTGGTGCGAATATTCTTCAGCGCAAGAGGCCGCGCAAGCTTACGGATGGAAACCCGACAATCACATTGAAGGAGATGGAAACGAATGTGACGGTGAGGCCATGCAGTTTCTTAACGATTCAACGCAAGTGATTGAATTGAAGGGCGGGGCCGTAGTTATTTACAACTTTTAACCCATACAAATCAAATGAGCATTACAAAACTATATAACGGCGGCATCTCAATTTCAACCATGCATAATGGTTATAGAGTGCAGATGACTTATTTCGGCTACTCTATAAGAGAAGCCCGGAGATTGTTTTCCCAATCGCTTAAAAGTTAAGCAACCCTCAACACTCAGCCCCTTGCCCCGTTTGCCTTAGCTGGCAACGGGGTTTCGGGCTGAACCGAGCGCACTTGCTCGGCTTAATTAAACCCATATAGATAAAATGAAATTGTCAAAAGATTGCTTAGTAGAAAAGATTTGCTCAAAAGACGCAACACGGTTTGCCATAAACGCGCCTTTTTTAGACATTACTGACGGCAAGGCTAATCTAATTAGCACTAACGGGCGGGCCATTGTAGTCATTCCTGTTGAAGTGGCCCCCGAAGATACGGCGGGATATATCCCCATTGACGGTCTAAAAGCGGCCCGTAAAGCCACTAGAGGGAAGGGCGGCGAAATTGACGCAAAGGCTAACGGGGCATTTATGCTTAACAGCGGGCAAAGCTTCCCCCGCAATGTTGACGCAACCTTTCCAAATTGGCGGCAAGTTATCCCGGCGGACAAGCCTTTCGTGTTTGAAGTGGGCTTAAATGCTACCTACTTGCTCGACCTAGTGCAAGCCCTGGGGGGAACGGGGAACGTGCGTTTAAGCTTCACGGGGCCGCAAGACCCAATTATGGTTCGCGCAATGGAGGGGCCGCTGAAATATGAAAACGAGGCTAAGGCGGTGCTGATGCCCGTCCGCATTACTTAAACAGCTAACATCTCACCCCATGCCCTGCCGTCTCATGCGTGAGCGGCGGGGCTTTTGAGTGTCAACGCTTGGCAATTCCGCCCGGTGTTGGCTTTATAGCTATGCAAACAAACAAACACACAAGCGGGCCTTGGTTCCGCACTGTAAGTCAACATAATGGAGAAACGGTTTATGATATTTGCACCGCCGCCGATAATGGCGAGCCGAAGGAAATGATTGCGCGGGTCAACCATTGCGTCATCACGCCAGGGCTTGCTATATCTGATGAAGTGAGAGCAAACGCCCGCTTAATCGCCGCCGCGCCTGATTTGCTGGCCGCGCTTATTAATTGCATCCCATTGTTAGAGGCTTCGCATCTTGATAATGCCTTAGTTGAGGAACAAACGGATTTTGTAGAAGGGATTTTTGAGGGGTATGAGCAAGCCAAGGCCGCTATCGCCAAAGCAAAGGGGGCCGCATGAAAACCATTTATGACGTTGCCTTGTGTTTAATGGCACTCGCTTGGCTAGTGCTTTGTTTCCTTCTGGTGCCGCAAATGTTTAACGGGGGGGAGAATGACTAAACCAAACAAGACAGGCCCCAAAACGGCCCAAGACGGGCCGCGCAAGAAGCTTTTAACTAAGCCTTACATAAGCGCGACAAACTTCCGCAAGCTTGGCTTATGGCGGAGCCTGTATGGTGTCCCGGCGGGGCGTATTATAGATGCGGCAATGGAATTTGCTTCTACTCACCCGCAATTTAAGCTACCCACTAAGGGGCGCAAACTAAACCACAATCCAATGCAGGAATCCAATGGCTAACATAACAACACATTTAACCGCAGAGATGGAAGAACAACTGGCAGATATTCAAAATCTGTTTAAGTGCGGCAAGGACATTGTGTCTAAGGCGATGAAAATAGGGGCAGTAAAAGTCCCGCGCAATAGACGCCAAGGATGGCGCAAAAGTAGCACATTAAGAGAAAAAGAATATCAAGAGCATTTGAAAACAACTTACGCCGATAGAATTTTCTCTAAACTAAACAACCAATAAAATACCCATGGCTAACATATTCGACTTAATGGAGGAATATTGTGCCGCAAATAACGGCACTAATGCGGCCCTAAAGACGGCTAAAGGGGCCGTAAGCTGGGGCATTAAGAACGGGCTTGTCAAACAGGCAGGGCCGTCTAAAGGTACGGAATACAACTGGCATTTAAGCCGCCGCATCAAGCGGCTGGAGGCCGATAAACTCAAACATCAAAACAGAATAAAGCAGATATTATCAAGATGAACAAAATAATGACATTAAAAAACGGGGGGGCTTGCATAGACATTTCCCCTATGACGGAATGGGATTTTGCAGCCGTGTTCCACGGGCGCGAAATGCTAATCCTTGAGAATTCTCTTGACGGAAAAATCCGTCGCGGGTACAATTCAAACATAAAGCCGCTAACAGTAAGCAACCCAAAGAAAACAAGCGGCAAGAAACAAACAGCTAAAGGGCTTAAGGCTAAAACCGTTACCACCAAATGAAAATAGAATATGTAATACAGGAAGCTAGTTTATGCCCTCACGGCATCAACTATTATGACGCTCTAGAATTGGGCGTTTTCAAACGGCTTGACCATGCGCTAAAGGTATTGGTCAAGATGGAAAAGGCTACTAGTAGCTTCAAATATAGGTTAGTTAAACGAGTAGAAACAATTGAAAGGGAGACAGCTTTATGAATGTAAATATGGATAATACACGTTGGTTAGGAGTTGGCGATACGGTACGGGCAACCGATTTTATTGCCCTTCAAGACGATGAATCACAGTATGATTTCATTTGTGTGGGCGGCGAATATGACGGTCATATTTTGGACGGTACGGAGGAATACGAGTTCCGGCGATTAAATGTCCAAGACCCAATAGATTTGATTGCAATAGAGTACGACATACAAACGGCCATGGGACGAGCGGCCCTTGTAATCGCAATCGAAAACGTAGCCACATTAGACCGCAAGCAACGTGACTACGGCTCGCGCAACATATCAGAGTTTGGCGAGATGGGGATTCTGATGCGCGTCTGGGACAAGATTTGCCGTCTAAAGAATCTTATGGGGAAAGAAACGGCCATGAACGAGAGCATAGATGACTCATGGCTTGACATGGCAAATTACGCCATCATCGCTATTTTAGTAAGACGAGGCATCTGGAAATAACTCCAAACCTCGTTCAACGTCAGTCAAAAA